TTGAGACAACCAATAATATGAAAGCTTTTCACGTTTTAAAATCTCATCCAAAGACTTCCACATAAAGCATTACTCCTTGTTTGCTTTCAAAAGTGATAGTAAAATAATTTTTGTGTTGATTTGCCCTTTGATACAGCAATGCATCAATTAGCATCGGGTGAATTCAAGGAAAACCTAAATCTAGCTTCACTAGACATGGCAACCCTGAGCCAAGCTTAATTGAAGGTGCAACGCATAGGATCTTTATCCCACGAGCGCCCGACAACTCCACGAGTTGAAAAGATATGCTGAACTGCATGGAAACATGTAGAAGCCAGAGATAAAAAGCTCTAGCGATAACACAATTGATTGCTGGTGCCGTGAAGGCAGCTACTAAATCTGCTGAAACCTTTAACAATGTCACTAAAGATCTAAAGATTCTTGATGTTAAGCCAATTAGTATGTCAGGAGATGATTCTATTAGTGAATTTAAGAAGGCCGTTCAATCAATGTCAGCACCGCTTTCCGGCTTCTCTAGCACTGGTAAATATTCAACACATTAGTCACTCTTCCGAGTGGCTTTTTATTTTTATCGGGCCTTTCACCCGAACGGTGAGAAAGATCACTGGCTCTCTATGTAGGATGATATGTAGGATATACGAAACGCTAGAACGCTTGCCGCTCTAAGAATAGCGGCGTTTTTTTGCCATTATGTAGGATCTTCCCAAAAAGACTTTTACATATAGCTTTTTTTACTTTTCATATGTAAACTTTTTTTACAGTTATCCTACATAAGGAAAAATATAGCTCTAGTTACTACTGCCCCAAGGAATACAGCAATTTAGGGATCCTACATAAGATCCTACATAATTGGCATAGACCTTATTTTAGGAAGTTCAGTCTGCTATCAGTCAGCAGTTTTAATCCCTGATAATAAATTCCATGCATGTCTCGCTTCTTTTCGAATCTTTTAGATATTTCACGTCCAAACTTTTGCTTGGCCATTGAATATTCTGAAGATTCATCAGCCCACTTTTTGTACTTATCAAACAGCTCTCCTGCCGGGGCGCGATAACCATCACCGACTTCACAACACTCGGAAATGAAGAAACTGATCACATCCATTTCATTCCGGTATTCTTCACTTGCATTTGTCACAGTCTGTGGAGGATTAAGCCCCTCACTCTGCCACATCATGGCGCCCTGCACGATCCAATTAAGAATGCCAGAAGCTTCGCGCTGAAGTTTGTATTTCAATTCCTTATCGACTTTCTCTTTTGGAATTTGTACTGGGAATGGAATCAGCATGATTCGCCGCCACATGCCATCGTCAGTTCCTCGAATTAATGGCTTATGGTTAGTGGCCATCCACAGCTTGAATTCCGGTGTGAATTCGAATTCACTAGCGTACAGGTGACGAGCAACCATCTTGTCACCACCAGTCATCTGCTTAACTAATCCTTCATCCAATCGGCTGCCTTCGTTCGCTTCACTAGAGATAACTAGTCGAGCACCTTCCAGCCGAGCAATGTCAGAATTAGCTGATCCATTGTTGCTGTGAACCATGATCGAGGAAACATTCATTGTCTTGGCGTAAGTGCCCAGAATGTCGGAAATCGTGTTGATAAAAATTGATTTACCGTTACGTCCATTTCCGTAGAGGATAAACATCACTTGTTCTTTCGTTGATCCGGTTGCTGAGTAACCAACCGCTTTTTGAATGTAGTGGATCAGCTCTTCATCATCAGCGAAAATCTGGTGTAAGAATTTATCCCACTCTGGTGCATCGATATGGTCGGTATATTCGGCTGCCGTGATCTGACTGAACATCTTTTCCCGGTCATGATCCTTTAAAATGCCGGAGTTAAGGTCTACATATCCCGATATCGTATTAAGTAGCATCTTTTCCTGGTCAAAGTCACCGTGCATGACAGCAACGTGATGTTTAACTTCTTCCAGCATGTTTTTCTTACTACGATTATTGCGCGACCGTGACTTGAACTTGTTCCACTTGTCGACGGCGTCTTCTTCTTTGATGCCTGGCCAAACGTGAAGTTTTTCATCGTCCATCGCTTTAACCGTGGCATCAGCTAATTTTTCAATTAAGCCCTGATCATCTGGCTCCCAGTAAGCACCGTTGTAGAAGTACCACAGCTTATCGACATAGCTATAGCGGACAACATGCTCATAATGATCCAAGAAGCGTTGCGCGTTTCCCATGTCATCCCAAGTGCGGGGTGGCTTTGGTTTTTCGCGCTCCTTATCTAGAAAAGACATGTCGTAGTTAAAAACTGGCTTTTCATGAGGATTGAAGACGTTAGTCGTTTCATTAATTGCTTTATTTAGCAGTGCAATACCGTAGGTTGTCTTCCCGTGCTTGTCGTCATATTTTTGACGCATCAATGACGATTGCCGGAAAATACTGTCCATCATCGAGAAGTTACGTCCCGTCCAGAAAGCCAAATCATTGGCAAACGCTAAATCGGCTTCTGACTGTGACGGGTAAAACTGTTCCCATCCACCGTTCATAAACAGCTTGAACCGCTCTCCAGTGTGGGAGGCTTCAGCCCGAGAAATTACTTCACTCTCACTCAAATCATTGGAAGTGATGTTGGTTTCGCGCTGAGTCGGGAATTCAGCTACCTTGTCGCTATGGAAGTAGTGGTCATATAGCTTATCCATCTGGTCACTATCCAGTGAGGCAATCTTTGGATTAGGGTTCATAGCATTACCCGTCAGAGCAAAGAACCGTCCTGATTGATACATTTCCACATTGGCTTTACGGCGTCGGCTGCCAGGAATCTTGCCTTTAAAAATGCAGTGGATCCCTTCACCAGACATCGATGTTTCCATATAAGTCCCATCAGTTAGTGATTTGGCTTTATTGACGTAATTCTCGGGATCAGAATCACCTTGCTTAACCTTATCCAGCTCATCAGCAATATGATCGATATCCAAACCCACATAACCATTGGCAAAGTAGAATGCCAAACCATCAGACTGTGGGTATTTATCGAGTGCCCGCATTGCGGTGTCAAAGTCGGACCAAGTTGATGAGTCATTAGACTTGCCATCCTTACCAGTCCACGGGTCAACGGGGATCTTGGTGTATTTATTCCGCTTTGGCATCCAGATGCGGTGATAGTTGCCCCATTGATGGAGCTTTTTTAATTCTTCGGGAATTGCTTCATACAATGGTTACTATCTCCTTTCTAGAATGGTGATGGTTCACCCTTTGAGTCCGTGAATGGCAGATCACTGTCATCTTGCTGTGCTGGCGCTTTTTGGTTGTTAAAAGTGTGCTGAACATTAGGAAACTTAGACTTTTCCCAGTCCCACGGTGCTGGACGATTGACCATCGTTTTCTTGCCGTTGTATTCGTTCTCTTCGACCTTGATGCGTAAGCGAACCGGCTTGCCAACCATCTTGTTGTAGAAGTCTTCCATTGAGTTAATCGGTGTTCCTTCTGGAATGCCAGCAGCCTTCATGAAGTACATCAGGTTGTTGATGTCATACTTATTGGTTGCCCGACGGCGCCATTCATCAACCCATAGATGACGATTGTGATACTTGCCGTTGGTGTCTGGCAGTGCTTGATCTAAGTCGTTACGAACTACCAATTCGAATTGAATTGATTCTGCTCCGCTCTTCGTTGCATTTTCTCGAACACCTTTGATAACAAATTCGTAAGTGCCATCTGGAAGTGGTTGGTTACTGTTTTCCTTAACGTTTGCATAATTAGTAGTAAATAAAGCCATAATTAAAATTCCTTTCTTTTAAACCCAGCCGCGGGATTTCATTTGATACCAGACCCATCCTGCTTTGTACCCTTTGGCCTTGGCATATTGTTTTAATTCTGCCGGTGAGTTAAGCTCATTCGGTCTTTTGGTGACAATGTAATTAACTGTGATTGGCGTAAAGCCATTCACTTTTTTCAGCGTGGCAGTTTTGTCAATCTGAATTTCTGTTTTTTCAACCTCGATCTCTGCTCCACAAACCGGGCAGACACGACAGTTGGCTGGAATGACAGCAAAGCATTGGCTGCACGTCCGAATTGCTGGACCGCTGGAGTTATTACTTCGCTTTTTCTTTTTGCGGTCTTTGAGTGACCAGTCATGCGGTGATACTGGAGTGCCAAACTTTTCAAAATTGGATACTTGATCAATAATCACTGCTTTCTTGTGTGGACGATAACGCATGGCTCGCATCGCTTGCTGGATGTACAGTACCAACGAAGCAGTTGGCCGTAGTAAGACCACACACGAACAGTCAGGGACGTTAAATCCTTCGCTGACTAGATCGACATTGCATAACACTCTGATCTTGCCATTCCGAAAGTCGGTCATGATTTGCTCTCGTTCTCTCTCGGAAGTCTTGGCGTCAGCATGAGCAGCTGGGATACCAGCTTCGCTGAAAGCTTGAGCAACTTCCTTACTAAACCAGACGGCATGACAATAAATGATTGTTTTCCGTCCTTGCGCCTTGTCTTGCCAGTTTTTGACAATGTCACCGTAGATAATGTGACTTGCGAAATCATCCATTGATTTATTGGTGTAGTCACCGGTCGATGACTTTTTCAGCATTTCTGTATTTGCTGGAAAGCCATACTCATCAAATGGTGCTAAGTAGTGATGATCGATTAGCCACTGCACTGACGGCCCTTCGATCATGTCATCGTAGACATCGTGTAGTCCCTTCCCTGACAGGCGCCAGGGGGTAGCAGTAAAACCTAATCGCGGCACATCTTGATAAAAGTCATAGATTTTACGATAGGTTTTAGCCAAGCTGTGATGCGATTCATCAGTAATAATCAATGATGGTTTTGGCAGTTTATCCAATCGATTAGCAATCTTGCGGACCGTCATGATCGTGGTATGTGTAAGGTCGATGTCATCTTTAGTAAAAGTGTCTTTAATCTGTTCGATTAGTTCCTTACGGTGGACCGTAAACATAACGTGTCCACCTTTCTCAATCGCTAGCCTAGCAATCTCGGCGATAATGATCGATTTCCCAGACCCAGCCGGTGACTGAATCAGTACCGAGTGATGGCCATCAGCAAATGATTGCCGTGCTTTATCAATCAGTTCTTGCTGATATGGAAATGGTTTGTACATCACTGATCACCGAACTTCAGCAGGTCTTCCGCTTTGCAACCCTTACGGGTGTCCAAGCGATTCTTAGCATAAGTCCCGTCATCCCCAAGCAAGATGAACCCTCGCTCACCGGTCTTCGGTTTGACAACCATTCGACCGACCACATCACAATTACCCATCAGGTAGTCCCGGGCATTAGCACGAATATCTGGGCCATATTGTTGAAATGTCTGGCCAGCAGCATTGGTTACTTCACTCTGTGCTTCCCAGGCGGTCAAAAAGATGTTGAGATCGTAGCTGAAGATTTTGGCAATGAAACGGATCACATAGTTGGTGAATTCGCCATAATGCTGAATCTTATTATCTAATCCGTTCTGGGTTTGTTTGGCCATCTCCACAAACCATAGCTTTTGCAAGTTAGATAAATTGTCGACAATCAAGTTGTCGTACTTACTTGGGTCAAACGATCGAACGAAATTAGCTAAATCTTCAATCGTATTTTCAGGGTCAATAGACCAGATGTCCTTACCCCTAAAAGCGTCCACACGGTGGAACGAGTCATCCAGTGACAGCAGATAGGTCTTGCCTTTGAGTGTGGAAGCGGTCGTAGTTTTGCCAACGCCAGGTGCTCCGTAGATTAAGATTCGCCATTTGGATTGTGTTGTTTTGTCAAAGTTAACTGCTGGCATTACTTAATCACCGTCTTTCGATTCTCTTTTAAATGTGCCCCTGGTACTTCTTTACCAGCCTTCAAAGCCTCACGAATTCGCTTTTTGACTGGTCGGTAATCGATCGTTTCCTTTACATAGTCAACTGGAAGTTTTTTACTGTCGTCGATGATCACTGATGGCGTGTAATTTCTTGTGGATAATAAGTGGTTATCAGTTTCCAGCTTCTTGATCCCGGCATTATCTAACTCTTCAGTCAGATAACGCTGTAGCCAAGCAGCCTTAGCTTCATCAACTTTCGCTGATTCTCGCCAAGCATCGGCTTTTTTCTTCTTGCGGTCAGCATCGTTTTTTAGTTCACTAATTAAACTAGCAATCCCGTCAGCCTTAACCTTGATATCATCCGTAATGGCATCCAGAGTGTCATAGACAGTTTGCGGGTCTAGCTCGTCGTCAGAGAGAACTTTCTTATATGCGTCAGTTAATTCATAAAGTTTCATGACATACCTCCTGTGGTATAATCAAGTTGTAAAGTATTTATTTGTTCCGGCCATTGCAGTGGTCGGAATTTTTATTTTTTTCAACTGTGCTATCAATTTTCTTTAATAAGTCAGCAATGTTTTGAACATTGTCATGAACTTCGAACATGAAATTTGCTACTTTGTTTACTTTTTCCCATACGGGAGCAACGTTAGCTAAATCATCATCACAATATTGAATTAACGATGCGAATAAAATGTCCGCAAAAAGGTTATCGTCTTCAATATTGGTTAGTAACTTGGATTCGCCATTTTCATCACCGATGAAACAAATATAATTTTCCCCAGTTTTCTTCAGTGCCTTCTTTAACTTCTTCATTTAAAATCCATCCCTTTCATCCATTGCTTGGTCTTCAGCGATATTTGCTGCTTCGGTGTACATCGGATCTGCTGGTTTGTCTTCTCCGATATCTCGCCAATGCCGTTCGTTTTCAGCCAGCGTCTTATCATTCAATTCATCGTTGTTAATGGGTATCACTTCCTTTCTGGTATGATTGAGTTAGTTCAGAATAAAGGTGGTGAGAAATTTGAAACGCAAGAAAATTGAGAAAGCTATTGAAAAAGCTGATAAGCGCGTAGATGTTCCTTATGTTATGTATAAAAAGGGCGCCCTTTTGGAAAATGCTCTTAAAGAATTAAGCGATCAAGATCGCGAATACATGAAGAAACTATTAGCAGAAACGCTAGATCAACTTCTTAATAAGAAAAAAGATTAATGTTATTCCCAACGAACATAGTCTTTCAGAACCTTTTTAAGTTGTTTCTTCGTAATATATTGTTCGTTTTGACCAGTCACTTGTTGCAGCAG